GACAATATGAGATATACAGGCAACAAATCGAGGATAGCGAAGCACATACTACCCATAATATTAAAGGATAGAAAGCCTAATCAATACTATGTAGAGCCGTTCGTTGGGGGTGCTAACTTAATAGATAAGGTTGAAGGCTTTAGAATCGGAGCTGACTCTAATGAGTACGTTATAGAGCTTCTTAAGTCACTACAAGACGGTTGGACACCACCTAAAAGAATATCAAGGGAGCAATACTACTACATCAAAGACAATAAAGACGAGAATAAAGCTCTAACTGCTTGGGTAGGTGTTTGCTGTAGTTATGGAGGTAAGTGGTTTGGGGGGTTCTTAAGCGATTATCAAGAGAGCAAAAGAACAAAGACTGGTAAGCTACCTAATCATCAAGACGAAGCAAGACGGGGAATTATAAAGCAAGTTCCGAATCTAACTTCTATACATTTTGTTCACTCAGATTACGCTTTTTTGGAGATACCCGAAAATAGTATAATATACTGTGACCCTCCTTATATGGATAAAGTTAAGTATAAAGATGAAATAGGGTACAGTCATTTTTGGAATTGGTGCAGAAGTATGCATCATAAAGGTCACACAGTATTTGTTAGCGAGTATAATGCTCCTAATGACTTTACTTGTGTTTGGTCTAAGGAAGTCAGTAACACTTTAAGTAAACAAAGAAACTTTAAGGCAGTAGAGAAATTATTCACATTAAAATAAAAAACAATAGTACAACAAAGATTATTGTAAAAAAAAATAAGTTTGTTTATATATTAGTAACTTGAATAATCAAGTTTTTTCAAGATTTATTTATATGAGTAAAAATTATGGAGGCGCAAGACAAGGTGCTGGTAGAAAGCCAAAGGCACAAGAGCAAAAGCTAATAGAACGCTTAGACAATATAATAGACAAAGACGAGGCAATAGGTAAACTAGGAGAGCTAGTAAGGAAAGGCGATATGAGAGCCATACAAGCCTATTTAAGCTATCGTTATGGAAAGCCTAAGGAGAGTGTAGACATAAACTCTAGCGAGGGCTTAAACATCAATTTTAGAGACTTAATAAAGTTCGTTGATTGAGATACACAAGAAATACAAACCTATACTCAGCGAAGATAGTAGGTACTTTATAGTAAGTGGGGGTAGAGGTAGTGGCAAGTCTTTTACTATCAATGCCCTTTTAGTAATGCTTACCTATGAAGCTGGACACACAATCCTATTTACTCGTTATACATTAACCTCAGCATATATCTCGATTATCCCAGAGTTTATAGACAAGCTAGAACTCTTTGATTGCGTTACAGACTTCCACATCACAAAGGACGAGATACTAAACAAAAAGACAGGTAGCAAGATAATCTTTAGAGGCATCAAAACTTCAAGCGGAGACCAGACCGCAAACCTTAAATCTCTACAAGGCATAACTACTTGGGTCATAGACGAAGCAGAAGAACTAACAGATGAGCAGAAGTTTGACACCATAGACTTATCAGTAAGACAGCAAGGAAAACAAAACAGAGTTATTCTAATACTAAACCCCACGACCAAAGAACACTTTATCTACACAAGATTCTTTGAAGAGAGAGGGGTACAAGAGGGTAGCAATACAACAAAAGAAAACACAACCTACATACACACCACATACATAGACAACAAAGAGAATCTATCTAAAAGCTATATAGACCAAATAGAGCAGATGAGGTTAAGGAGACCAGAGAAATACAAACAACAAATGTTAGGGTCTTGGATGAGCAAAGCTGAGGGTGTTATATTTAGCAACTGGACAATAGGAGAGTTTAGAAAAACAAGCGTAAGTGTGTGGGGTCAAGATTACGGATTTGCAGCAGACCCATCTACATTGGTTGAGGTAAACATAGACAGAGCCAATAGGACAATCTATTTAAAGGAGTGCTTTTACTTACCAAGATTAACCACATCACAAATAGCAGAGCTTAACCAAAAGTATGCAAGAGATGGTTTAATAGTAGGGGATAGTGCAGAGCCTAGACTAATAACAGAGCTTAAGAGACATTGCAACGTTAAGCCAAGTATAAAAGGACAAGGAAGTGTAACCTACGGAATAAGCTTACTACAAGACTATGACTTAGTAATAGACCCAAACAGTACAAACCTCATCAAAGAACTAAACAACTATCGCTGGTTAGAACGCAAATCAAATACACCAATAGACAAATACAATCACTTGATAGATGCTGTCAGATACGCTGTTGGCTACCAGTTGCAAAACCCAAATAGAGGTAAGTATATAGTACACTAAATGTTAAAGAAATGTTAAAGTTTGTTTATAATTTGTTTATAACGTTTATTATGTTGTATATTTGTAGGGTACAAGAAATAGTACAACGTTCTTAAACATATTGAATATTAAACAAAAGGAAACTTGCTTCCCCTTGAAACAGTAGGGGAGTTAAATAACAAATGGTGTGAAACAGATTGAAAGAGTATCTGATTATTTGAGAAGCGAGTGTATAAAGGTCTGGGGGATAGATGCCCAGTACTCCAATGGGAGTGTTAGCTTAACAATATTAGAGCATTATACATAAACGACAAGACAATAAACATCAGCAAAGGAGAGGTAAAAAGTCCTCTTAAAAACTGTAACAAAATAACTCGTTTGATAGCGAGGAGATAAATGAGTGCCTATCAACACTCGGAGTTAAACGGCATTAACTCAATCTAAGGCAGTACCTAACTTTTATTTAATATTCTATAAACTAACCCTTACAGAAATGTAGGGGTTTTTTTATGTCTAAAAATTATTAATTTTGTTTATATATAAATAAGCAAAGTAATATGAAAGTAAATTTAAGAATA